TTGGCAGGGTGCGCCGGTGCGCCGGTGTCGAAGCCGCCGCGAACCAATCCGGTCAGGGTGTAGGTTCCGTCACTGTTGTCGACGACATCCTGATACTGCAGAACCTCGTTGCCGATGATCGCGAGATTTCCATAGCGCAACATTTCCTCATACGTCAGCGACTCCGGCGAGTCCGGCAGCGAAACCGTCAGCGATCGATCGTCCGGGAAGCCGGTAACGCCTGCGCCGATGCCTGATGTCGTCCAGCCGATCACGGCGCCATCGGTGACAGTGGCCGCGACGGCGTAGGTCTGGAAGCCGTCGACGCTCACATGAATCTCGCAGCCGTCCCACGTCGAAAGCACGCCGCCGGCCGCGACGTACAGGCCGCAATCATCATCTTCGCTGCGCATCGCCGGCAGATTCATGACCTCAAGCCGCGTCGCGCCGCGAATGCCTTGGAACGACGGGCGCCCCTGCGAGAATGCGCCTTCGGCCGAGGACTGATACGCGCTGACGCGATCGTATCGCGCGCGCGCCGTCAGCACGCCGTCGGCACATTCGGTCTGATAGATCATGTAACGCTTGCTGCGGTAGGTGACGCAGTCTGTCGGCGTGAGCCATGTCCATTCCTCCGGAAGCATGAACACTGCCTCGCCTTCGGCGCTTGCCCATATGATCTTGAGCTGCATGTCGGCGATCTGCGCGAGCTCGTCCGGGGTAAACGAAAGCGCCATTCCGATGCTGGCCTCGGATTCGGCCTTGACAAGCTCGCTTCTCCGAGTCGCAGACTGCGACATCGGTGAGTGATTCGCGGTCGGGTCGGGCGCGGTTAGGGTCAGCTTTCGCGGGAATTCAAGCGACTGCTTTCTAACCACTCCCTCTTCGTCGGAATCGACAAGATCATCGTCCGTGATGGTTGCGACAACCGCGCCGCCGCGCGGGATAGCGCGTAGTTTTTTGTCCCACTCGGGGAGGTCGAACATATACGGCAGCATGAGGCCGCGCACAGCGTCGGCTGCGCTCATCTGTCGCGCGAGCGGATATCCTCGCACCATGATCGTCGCGATCTGCGAAACGTCGAGACTACCCGCGGTGATGCCGACGCGCTCGCAGATGTCCGACACGATGTCGGATGCGGCGATCATGTTGGCCTCAATGATCCGAGACGGCGACGGCGTGACCCATGGTGGCCAATACAAATCGCCATCGCTCCCAAGCAATGCGCCGCCAACGTCGGGCGCATGCTCGAACGTGATAGGTCCGGAGTAGTCGCAGTATTGCGCATCAAATTGCGTTACATCGAAAACCTTTTGCCACGCGTCGACCCACACAAACAGGCCGGTAAAAACGCGCGGAAGGCGGATGACGGTATCCGCCGGGGCTCCCACCTGAATCGCGGGCGGCGACGTGTAGAAGCTGCGGAACTCGTCCGCCAGCGCCTCGGTTGCGGCAAACCATCCGGAATCGAAAACGACGCCCTGCGTAAGAACGTCCCTGTCCGCATCGGTTGCGGCGCGCTGCAGGTTGACGACGCTACCGTATAGCGGGACGACTCGAATTCGCGCGATGCGCTCGATGATGAAATCCTGCAGGCGGACGATCGGCGCGCCATTGTCCGGCATCGCCTGATACTGGACGCGCTCGGTGAAGCCGTCGAAAAATCCATCAAACCCAAGTTCGGACGCCTCACCAGAAAGCAGGTTGTTGGTCGTTTCGGTGACGGTGCCGGAACTGACGACTTCGAACAGGTAATCCGGGATCGACCCGCCTCGCTCAGTGATGTCGTCAAGCTCGACGACCATGTATGGGGTGCCGCGATACGCGGGGGTCTGACCTACACCATGAATCGCCTCAAGCGCGGGATCGATCGGCTGATCTTCGGTTCCCAGGTAGAAGCGCGCCTTGCGCTCCCATTGCATCGACAGCCACACCTTTTGCGCGATCACGCCGGCCCAGCTGTCGAGGTCGAACTCGGGGCGCTGCGCCTCGTCGCTAATGTCATAGACTAGCTTCCCGTCGCGCCAAACGCGCCGCACGCCGGCAATCGGGCCTTCGCAGATGCGAATGGCGTAGGTCCTCAGCCATCGCTCGCTCTCGACGACAGGGCCGCCCTTGCCCTGTTGCTCGCGCCGCTTGCGCTTGATGAGCGGCCCCAAGTCGATGATATTGCCGCGCACGGCGCACGTGCCGTAGACGATGGGGCGCGGCACGCCGGCCTGCGCGGTCTGCGTCACGCCGTCGCCGAGGGACGGCCCCTCGATGACCTGGGGGCCGACGATCGTCCCGACCGCGGAGCCGATCATGTAGCCCATGCGCGCGCCGGACGGGCCGCCGATAAAGAATCCGATCGCGGCGCCTGCGACGCCGAAAAGCTGGCCGGTGCTCACGGGCGGTAGACCTCCAGGATTCGGGCTGACCACGGGGCGACAAGGCCGTGCTCGACCACGGCACCGAAACCGCTGTCGGCGTGGATCACGGACAGCCCGCCGCTGGCGCGAGTGGCGATGATCGCGACGTGCTGCGGCCGGTCAGACCAGCGCATCAGCACAACGTCGCCGGGCTCGGCCGCCGTGGCCGCGTCTCGGCCGGCGGCGACCGGCGGCCCGAAGTGCGCCCGCACGGCCTCCTGCAGCCGATCGCGGTCGGGCGCGCGGCCGTAACTGCGCCGGTCCTCCGGATCGCGCCCCACGGCGCGCAGAGCGGCCACCAGGAGGCCGATGCAGTCCAGCGCCGACCCGCGGCCGCGGTGGCGGAAGGATGCGCCCACGCGCGCCCTGGCGGCGTCTACGAAGGCGCCGCGTTCGGCCGGGCTCAGGGGGGCGATCAGGCGACCGGTCACGCCGAGGCCCCGGGGATCATCGCCGGCTCGCCGACGGGAATGTACGGCTCGCCGCGGAAGCGCAGCCCCTTGCCGGCGCCGAAGTAGGTCTCGCAGCTGTTGTGGCCGGACCAGGCGCGCGAGCAGTCGCGGCGAAGGCGTCCGGTGTCGCCGGCCGCGATGGCATCCGGCAGCGTAAACTGCAGCGTCACCAGCCCGCCCGTGAGGTTCGTCGGCGCCGTCGTCGGTGGAGCGAATGCGGCGGTGTAGAGCGCGTCGCCCCTGCAGATCGCGACCGCGTCGACCCAGCCATTGAGATCGTAGCCGCCGCCGATCGCGGCATTGGCACCGATGTTCAGCGTGGCCGTGCCGTTGTTCATGGGCTGCGGGAGAGATGCGGACGCGATGATGGCGCCGTCGACGAAGATCCGAACGACGCCCGCAGCATCACGGCTGACGGCGACGTGGTAGGCGGTCAACGCAGCAGGAGCCCATGCGGCGGTCGCCGTGCGCGTCCCGCCGCCGGATGCCTCGCGAAAGAGGAAAGTCAGGACATTGCCATTGAGGTACAGGACCCATGCCTGTTCCGCGGCTGTCGCGCCCCACTGCCCGATCAGAAACGCATTCGCCGGCGCGCCCGAGAATCTGACCCGAAGCTCGGCGGTGAACTCACCGGCGCCGAAATGCCAGTCGTCCGAATCCGGCGCGCTGATGTAGTCGCCTGCGCCATCCAGCCGCAAGGACTGCAGGCCGAACGCCGCCCATGACGTGACCAGCGCAGCGCCACCGAATGCGGCCCACGCGTGCCCGCCCTCGTCGTCGATATCTGATTGCTCGAAATTCAGGACTGACACGTAAACGTCGGCCTGCGCGTTGTATTGCTCGATCTCGATGACCTGCCCCGCGTTGTCGCCCGTCTCCCACTCCACAATGCCGGGCGCGAAATAGTCGTCAGCCTCGACAAGCTCCAGCGCGCGGAATTGCCGCGTCGGCTCAAGGCCCACCTCCGACACCGTGAAGCTGACCCATTCCGCTGCGAGGTCGTAACCGCACGGGAAACGCTCGTCGCCGGGCTGACTGCCGAATTTCTTGATGCGACAGGTCAAGCTGTCCAGCTCAACAACCGACTGCATCATCTGCTGAGAGAGCCCGCGCGGCTCCAGGATCGCAACGCCGCCGATCTTGATTGTCTGCTCACCGATGGTGCCGGATGCGATAACTTCATGCCCCTGCGTCAGATCTTCGTAATTGACGCGATAGATCACGAAAGGCGCTTTGTCGAAGATGCCGCGATCGACTGCGTCCTGCGTCACGCCGGGGACGGTGTACGTCGCGACCAGCGTCTCGACCTCCGCGCCGTCGACCATGATATCTGCGGCGGCCATCTGCGCGGACGCATTCATCCCGGTGTGTGCGCGGTAGGTCACTTCGCCGTCGCCGTCGTCATAGACTACATCGCGATCAAGAGATGCGAATCCGTACACGGCGCCGCCGACAACCGGGCCGATACGGATGATATCGCAAAGCGTCGTCGCGGCCTGCGCCTTGTGTTCGAGTAGCGCGATCGGAATCGTCTTACTCATTCGCCGAAAACCTCGATCAGCTCAAGGCTCAAATTGATGGCGTACCCGTCGCCGCGCACGTTGTCGATACTGCTCATCAGCGCATCGTTGTTGAATCGCACGGGAACGCGAAATTCCCCGCTCCACGTCAGGGCTGCCTCGGACGCCCACGGATCAGTCGGCGTGAATAGGCCAGTGGTCGTGCTCAGGGCGCCGGACTTCGGACTTCCGTTTTCGTAGACGATAGCGCCGCCGATCGGCTTGGTGATCGTGCGCACGTAAGATTCCGCGCCGGCGGCGTAGGTCTTGATCAACTGCACGGCCGCGGTGCCGGCAGGCGCGTCACCCAGCGGCTCGCCGCTCGCCGCATAGTCGTGGTGGTCTTTCACTTTGAAACTGTGCAGCCGGCCGCGGGCGGCATTGAACAGCGCGTGGATTTCCTGCAGATATGCAGCCTGCGCGATATTCAAAAACGGCAGCAGGTAGCGATGCCGCCCAATGCCTGCATTTGCGTTGCGGCGTTCGTGCGAATTGCGCAGGCCGACGACGCGCGTATTGAACTCTGGCCCGCCCTGCCACCCATACGCGGGACAGATGTCTAGCTCTACATCGAGAAACGCCACGTTATCGGCTCCTTCTCACTTGCCGCTCAGTCTCGAACGCGACGCGCGCGGCGACCTGTTTCTGCGTTCGCGGATCGGTCGGTGCGGCAAAGTTGAAATGATTGATGTTGCTGATCGTTCGACTCGCGTCGCCGAACCTGCGCGCCGATGTTTCCGGGTTCGGGATGACGGTTCCGGCCGTCCGAGGGACGAACATTTCAGGGCCTTGCTCGCCGACGAGATAGGCGCGATCAGGGAGGATCTGGCCGCCCTGGGCGAACCCGCCACCGAAGAACGACCCGAGCATTCCGAAGAAGTCGAAGCCGCCACCGCCACCGCCTTTTGTGTTGCCGCCGGACTTCACCTTTCCGCCGCCGCCACCGCCGAACAGTCCGCCGAACAGCGATCCGAGCAAGCCGCCGCCGGATGTTTCGCCGCCGGTCGTGCCCATGGCGCCGAAAAGCTCTTCCATCCATCGTTCCGAAATCATCTGGATGATGCGCATATGCAGATCGTCAAAAAAGTCTTTCAGCGCGTCCCTTGCGGACTTTGTCCCGCTCACGAAGTCCGACAGCGCATTGCTTGCGCCCTGCCGGAATTCGTCCATGATCTCGACCTGATCCGAGACTGCGCGCGCCTGCGCATGAAGCTCCTCTGTCATCGCTTTGATCTGCTGCCCGCGCTCGCTGTCAAGCGTGACGCCGGCGGCCTGCAGCCGATTGCGCAAGTCCCATTGCTCATTGCTCATCGTGAGCGCGTCGATCTCTTCCTGTATCGATTCGATTACCTCGTCGAATTGCTCCGTAGCCTTTCGCTCCTCTTCGCGCAAGGCCGCCTGTCTTTCGAGTTCGTCGGTTAGCGCAGCGTTTGCGCGGACCTGCTCTTTCTGCGACTCGCTCAGCTTCGACAATTCGGAGTTCTGCAATTCATAGCTGACGCGAAAAAGCTCGGTGACTTCTTCGCCGGTGCGCAATTCTTCCTGCAGCAGCGCATTCCGCTCTTTCTGGCGCGCGATCAGTTGCTCGAAGCTGCGCGCCAGTGCCTCGGCCTCTTTTTCGGCGTCAGACTTTCCGGGCTTGGCGGCGCTCGCCTTCTTTTCTCCGCCCGCAAAGAATCGTCCGAGATTCGCGGAGAGGCCAGCACGCTCGCCGGGGCCGACCGGCGCAGGGCGTGTGAAATCGATCTCCATGCCAGGCGCGGCCACTGTCGGCGCGCGCTGCTGTCCGAAGCGGACGAGGCTCTGGCCGGCGTTGTCGCGCCCGAACACGGCGGCATTGATCGTCGCTTGCCGGCCCTCGGCGTTGAGCGTCAGGCCCTCGCGGATCTTCGACCAATCCAGACTCAGAACACCTGCCGCCGCAACGCGCAGCCCATCCATCTGCGCGATGGCGCCGCCGATCGCGGTCCCGATCGTCCGGAAGATGTCGGCGGCAATGGTCCCGGCATCTGCAAGGAATCCAAGCGACGCCGTGATCGCGTCGGATGTTTCGCGCGCATTGTCGCCATCGGCGACGAACTCATTGATCTGTGCGACGAGATCGGAAATCGCCGGCAGCAGGTCGGCGGCCACCTGCAGCGCGAAGGCCTCGGACGCCAGCTTGAGATCGCCGAGGCGGTCATTGAACTCTGCGGCGGCCGCCGCGGTTTCGCCGCTAACGATCAATCCGAGGGCCGCAGCGCGTTCCTCCATTGCGCGCAACCCTTCGCTGCCAAGGTTCAGGAACTCCAGCATTTCGGCGCCGGACTTCCCGAACAGCTCCATCGCGAGGGCTTGCTCCAGCGTGTCGTCCTTGAGTTCCCTGAAGCGGTCCGCGACCTCTGGCAACACCTCCTCGACATCGCGCATGTTGCCCGCAGCGTCGCGAACATCGATGCCGAGCGCGCGGAACAGTTCGGCCGAGTTGCTGCTCGCGTCGCCAGCGGCGGCGATCTGCTTCGACAGGCGCGGCAGCGCGCCCGCCACGGTGTCGATATTGCCGCCGGTGAGCGTCGCCGCGTATCCGAGCGCGGACAGCTTTTCGGCGCTGACGCCGAGCCGCTGGCTCAGCTCGTCCAGCCTGTCGGCGGTGTCTATGCCGGTCTTTGCCATGACGGCAAGCGCAGTCACGGCAACGCCAGCGCCCGCAGCAATGGCTGTCCCGATCGCCTTGCCGGTTTCCACGGCCTGGCGCTTCATTTCTTCGAGCCTCTTCTCTGCGCGCTTGACATCCGTCTCAAACGCGCCCGTCCGCATCAGCAGATCAATGACGATGCTACCAGCGGTTGCCATGGTTCAGAGTCTCATCGAAAGTCGGGATGTCCGAATGCGGCCAAGGTGCGGCGGTCCGCTTCGGAGAGGTGGGCAAATTCAGGCGGGACGGGTTTCGGCGCGAGAGCTTCGACGTATGCCTCGAATGCGCGCACCTGGTCGCTGGCGGAACGGCTCGCGATCAGGGCCGCGGGCCGGTGGTGGCGGTGAAGGTCGTCGAACGGATACAGCACATAGAACGATCGCCATGCGTCGAGCTCGGCTGCGCTCAGGCGATCGATCTCGGCAAGCGATTTTCCGAGAGCAAGACCTAGGACGCAGCGGAACCAGTGCTCTCCGCGGCGGGCGTATTCGCTTTTCCCGGCGCGCGGTTGACCTCCAGCACCGCGGGCAGAAGTGCGGCGACGCCGGCCGCGGTGAGGTTTCGAGCTTGCTCGAAAGTGAGCGCGGCGCCGCCGGACTCGTCGCACAGGCAGCGCGCGATGAGCCGCTGTTGCGCCTGTGTCCGTACATCTGCGTCGGGACTCTCGCGCTCCTCCTGGAATTTCGCGAGGTCCTGTGCGGAGAGTTGGCGGAAATGCAGGGTTTCGACACTGCCGTCCGGCATCGTGACCTGCTGCGGGATCGGGGTTGCGCTGATGAACAGCGCGGAATTGAGCTTGGTCATACTTCCCTCGTGGGAGGCGGGCCGGGGTCAGTCGGCCCGCGGGTTGGTTACGGGGCCGGGGCGTTGTACGCCCAAGTGACGGTGCCAGAGCGCTGCAGCGTCATCGTGCCGCGCACGATTTCGTTGGTGGCGATGTCGAAATTCAGATCGGCAATGTAGGCGTTGAACTTCGCGGACGTGCGGCCATCAGGGGCGACCAGTGAATCGGAACTGTCGAGCGTCGGGTCTGCGGTTCCTTCGCTGAGGCAGACCATCCACTCGACGATATCACCGGCGTCGCTCAAATCGATCAGGAACTGGTGCGAGGAATTCGTGGGGATGAAGTTGAACGGAACGGACACTTGCCCGGGGTTTCCAAGTCCGCGGGCGTACTCGCGGTCGACGGTTGCGTCCAGGCAGGTGGTTTCGATCTGGTCGGCTGCGCCGCCCAGTCCGGTGATGCCTGTTGGGCAGGCCATCTTCAGCACCGCCGCGACGCTGGACGAAAGCGCGTCGACGGTGAAAAGCTCGGTTCCTTGGGTTTTGACGGTGCCGGTGGTCATGCTTGCGGTCCTCTGTGTAATGCGTTGCGGTGGCGGCGATCATCGCCGGGTGATGAAATCAGCTTCGAGCCCGACGCGGTACAGGCGCGTCTCTGCGTCTCGATTGGTCAGGATGATGCGGCTGACGATCAACTCGGAATCGAGCGCGGCGCGGACTGCGGCGGCCAGAGCCTCGACAGTCGCCTGATCGGCGGCATAGCAATCGATCTGCGCCGTCGTGAAGTCAGACCCGGGCGCGTCGCTCAGGTTGTCGTGCGCGACGCCGGCGACGACCTGCCACACGACATAGGGCCGCGCCTCCGTCTGCGCGACCTCGCCGTGCCGGCCGACGCGGTCGTCGACGATCGCCTCGACCTCTGATGTCCGCAGGGTTTGGTAGACCGGCGGGAACATCAGCGCGCACCCGCCGCCAGCTTTGCCACGACCTTGTCGGTCTGCTTGATGAGTTCGACGGCGGCCACGTCGATCACTTGCTCGCCGACCTCGGCAAGAGCCGGCCGCAGCCACGGCGTCGCGGGCTGGTGCACGCTGCCGTATTCGAGCAGGTTCGCGGTCATCAGCGGATTCGTGCGGACGCCGAGCGCGTTGATGTAGTCGCGTTTCTTGACCCGGACAAGGTATCTCTCGCCGCGACCGCCGAACGGAGCCTTGCCGCGCGTCGCGACGATCCGCTTTTCGAGAGACCCGGTCGAGCGCTCGCCGTTCTGCGCGATCGCGGCGCGCAAGTTCTGTTTCGCACGGGCGCGCAGAACGCGGGCACCCTTCGCAAGCGCAAGCTTCACGGGGCCGCCGCGCTTGCTCACGACCTCTGCGGGTAGCTTGTTCAGGACCGCGAGCAGCGCGCGCGTGTCGGTTTTCAGCTCGAACTGCATAGTAACTCCTCTGCGTCGGCGCCGACCCATTCGCGCAGCAGCGCGCCGGCCGGGTCTGCGGTGCCGCTGAATCCGTCGGCGTGCCCCATGCCGATTCCGCCGCGGCCGGGTAGGCCCTTCAGCCCGACGACCCGATGGCCGCCGAACAGGTGCCGGCTCGGCGCCTTGCGCCACAGCTCCAGGTCGATGAACTTGTGATTGGTGTTGCAGACGGCCCGGAACAGCGCCAGGGCGCGGCCGCGCATCGCCGTGCTGCACAGGCTCGCGTGCGCGCTGTTGCTCAGCTGACGGCCGACGCGCCGCGGAATGTTGTAGTAGCGGGCCCGCGGCTCGCCGACCAGCTCCGCGCGATCCAGCTCCGCGGCGACCGTCGCCAGCCAGTCGGCCGCGTAGTGGTCGTCGTCCTCGATGATGGCGACCCGCTCGCCGGCGCCGATCCGGGCCAGCCCTGCGCGTAGGTTGCGCGCCTGGGTGTTCTGGCCCGGCTGCCAGTGCGGCGTCGGCCGGACCATCTCCAGCGCCCAGCCGTCGCGCTGAAACGTCACCGGCTGCGGCTCGGGGCCGTCGTCGACGATGACCCAGCGCACGGGGCCGGCGTAGGTCTGGCGCGCCATCAGGCGTTCACAGCGCGCCCATGCTTCGGGCCTGGCTCCGGTGGCGGTGAGCAAGGTCAGCATGCGGGCGCCTCGGCAACGGCGAAAACGTGCATCGGGATCAAGCGTCGGACGCGGCCGGGCTCGCCGTGGTCGTTCAGTTCGACCAGGATCTCGCCGGCCGCGGCCGTCTCAATGCCGACGAACCCGGCGTCCTCCAGCAGCGCGCGCAGGCCGGATTCGGTGTAGCGATAGTAGTC